GGGGGTAGGGGAGGGGGGCGGCGGTGGGTGTCGGGCTCTCGAAGCCGTGGGTCTTGGTGTTCTCGTTGTGCTGTAGCACTGGAGCCGCCTTTACCTGGGCTTCAGAGGCATCTGCGGGTAGGAAGGAGAAGCCGTAGGTAGAATTCGATGGTATCGAGAATACAAGCATACGCCTACCGACAGCCTTCTCGCCTCCCATTTCTCGCAGTAGACGGGGTGATAGTGTTATTGATGAGTCTCGCGAGTCGATGGTCACAAGGCGTTTGCGCTGGTCGAGGAGCTTCTTAAACATAGGGCTGGAAGTTGGTTATCTTGGTGCGGCTTCGGAATGAGATCGTCTTGATGAAGTTAAACGACCTGTTTGACGCAAGGGTCTGTCGGTGAGCCCTCGCATCCTCCTTTGTCTCGAAGATGTGGGAGGCTATCTCGCAGTTGCGCGTGCCTATATGGTAGACGATATTCGCGTAGTAGCGACGGCCGAGGATGTGGTCGATGATTAGTGATAGTAGGTTCATAGCTCTGTTTTTTGAAGTAGCCCCCTCTCCGCTTGTCGTAGCAGAGAGGGGGCTGGGTTAGTTACTCTTTTGGGGTGCTGTGCAGTGCATCGAGGAACGCCTCTGCAACCGCCTTGCCGTAGCGGTCGGAGAACACCCTATGGAAGCCGATGGTGAGGCGTACGCCCTTCATTGAGAAGATTGAGCCCGTGGATTCATCTATGCCCATCTGGAGCCCTCTGCGTAGCTCCGTCCACTTTATGCGAGGGTGAGAGATCTTCATGGCTATGCAGCTTTGATGATGTCTACAATGTCGAGGACTCGAGCGTCGGTGACGTCTTGAATACGTCCGTCGCTTGCCATTTCGCTGGCCTCCATGATTGACAACTCCTTGACAAGCGTCTTGCGAGTGACCTTCTTGCCGTCCACCTCATCGACGACACTCACGATATAGTAGCCAGCAGACGTGCTGTCCACGTCAAGCCCCATGGTATCGTTTACCCCTAACGGCTTTAGGCTCTTGATTGTCACGGGTGATGGCGTGAGCTCATTGAGGTACTCCAGCGTGCGGGCCTCGGCCTCGGTGTAGGAGGCTGCATTGACGAGGTAGGTCTCGGTGATTTTCTTGTCCTCCAGGTTATGGTAGGATACTCGTGCGATAAATAGGTCCATGTTAGTTTGTGTTAGTTTTCTATCTGTTATTTACATGGAGGTGGCGAAGGATTAGCCACCTACAATGAGTGTCTGCATCTCGCTTCATCATCTCGATGCCGAGTGTTGCATGTTATTTCTTGATCAGTTTGAAGAGACTGCACACCTCGTTTACATAGAATGATTGCGCCTCCTTCATAACCTCGTCGAGGTTGTTGTGGTGATTCTTGTAGCCTTCACGGACACCCATACCATTCTTGGTTATTGTGAGGTACTTCTCATCCATCCATAGTATTGAGCGTATCTCCATCTCGATATTATCGACTCCAACCCCAAGTATTGCTCTATACGTTAGGTTTTCGTGTGTATATGTCCACTGAATGGGGTTCAGTGATCTTCTTACGTCTTCTCGTGTCATTTCTCCTCGAGGTTAAAGTGTGATAGTATCTTGTTCTTTCGGTACTCCTCGGCCGCTTGCTTAGCCTCCGCCAAAGTGTTGTACTCCACGTTGTCGAACGAGGTAGTCCACTTCGGGTACACCTCGCTGATGAACGCCTCCCCGTCTATGAATTGGTCTGCTTTGTAGGTCGTTCTAAGGATGCCCGTCAACTTTCGCCATTCGAGCGGGCGGAGGGATTTCAGTAGTTCTTCTCGTGTCATAGTTCGTTGTCGGTTAGCGTCAGCAGATCTTCTTGGCATTTCGCCTTAGCCTCTTCGAGAGTGTGTATATATCCAGCAACCTCAATGCCATTGTTAAAATCAACGTCATCGAGATTTGTGTTTGCGCCCACTATATCTCGGAGACATCTATAGCAGCCTCCATATCCGAAGTCGATATAGTAGATGATATACGCTGCCATCTTTCCATTTCCGATTGGTGCTGATGCCGTTGTTTGATTGCGATACTGCTCCCACGTTAGCGTGGGCGTCGTTTTCTGTGTCATAGTTCGTTGTGTTGTTAGTTAGTCTTGATTATCTCGGTTGAACATTGAGTATATCTGCTCGACTATCCACGCTCTCCCCTCGGCCTTAGCTTCTTTGAGAGTTGGGAGGATCATATCAAGTTTGCTGCTCACGAACTCCGATGCAGAGTATACGCACCAGCCTCCTCCAGCTGAGTATTTGCAGATGTGTATCCGCCAAGCGGTCGATATTGTCCACCACTCGTCGTCGTCAGCCTTACACCACACAAGCGGCCGCAGGCTTTTGTCGATGAGCTTGCGTGTGATAACCTCGGAGGTGTCGGGAGCTTTTGCCAGCTGCCCCGCTCGCATTTCTTTGAACCTGTTGATGCACAACCGATTGGTCTTGGCGAGCTTCCTTGTGCAGCGTTTAAGCTCGTCTATCTCCTCGGTCTTGGCGGCCAACTCCTTTTCGAGCTCATCCTTTTCTTGGAACAGCGAGTAGTTGTGCTTCGTGAGGCTCTCCCGCAGTGCTTCCTTGGACTCTTGGACTACGTCCACCTTACACTCTAAATCCACACAGCGGAAATAGAAGAACGCGCACAACACGACTGAGACAACGTAGACCACTAAGAGGGTGGTGAATGCTTCGATCGTAATAGTCATAGCTGTACATTCTTGATTAGTAACTCTTCGGTGATCTCGAGAGCGATAGTTTCAAAGTCCCGATGTTTTGTTACACGATATTGCATAATCGAGGACAGATGTATACGCTTCTCTTCGTGATAGACGAAATACCCTTTCCTTACGAGTGGGAGGAACAGCTCATACTCTTCCCCCTTTGAAAGCTTGAGGCCGCTGTCATCCAACCGTGGTTCTAAATAGCAGACGTGAGATGACTCCAGTCCTTTGATTATTTCCCCACGTAGCTTCTCCACAAGGCGAGTGCGTATGTGCCACTCCTTGTCATTCTCGGGTATCTCGGTGGGTGTAACGTCCTCCGCTTCGGGTGCGGTGGTTTCCTTTGGCTCACGCTCCCTGCGTTCGTCCCACAGCGTGAGCGTCGCTGCGAGCGCCCACACGAGTAGCCCACTGCAGGCGATGATGAGCAGGTCGATGATGTTATCCGTTGTCATATCTGTTAGTATTTCTTCCCGTGCAGTGCAGGGCGGAGTTCGTTGTACTTGGTCTTCAGCTCGATGTGCGTCATCAGGTCGATATCGAGGCGGTCACAGAGCAACTCGAGGGACTTGATGGAGTAGAGAATGGCGTAGCGGTGAGCGTACTTACCACAAAGGCAGCACGCCTCCTGAAGGATAGGCCAAAGTGCTTCGGCAAGTGTCATTTCCCCTGCGATGTAGAATGCAGATACGCCTAAGTCGGTCTCTACCTCCGTCTCCGAAAGCGCACGATCTTTGAGCATCCACCCCAGCAGGTCAAGCAGGCGTTTCACTGCGTCGGCAATCTCGTCTTCCACGGTGTCCTTGACCTCACTGAGGAACTCTTGAGCATAGGGTGCACCCTCTATCCGCTGGAGTGTGTCTATCGTGTCGGGGTCGAGCTTCGCCCACTTGCCTAATCGGTCGGCCTCGATGGCCTCGTGAAGCTCCCCGAAAGCGAGCATCAGACAATGCCCGACGGAGCGGGGCTCATCCCAAAAGCCTTTAGCTACCGCCCGCTCGTGGAAGTCCTTAGCGTAGCGGTTGAGCGTCTCTGCGTTGTAAAGTCTGTATGTCATAGTCGTTGCTATTTTGTGATGTGTCTATTAGCTCTCAAGTTGAAAGAGCGTGATGAAGGCCCACACAAGGCAGGCTGTCCCGAAGATGTTTATCGGGACAAGCCACCAGCGGAGCTCCCTCCCCTCTTGCTCGTCCTCCTCCAGCAGTGCGTATGACGTCGGACACGTAAGCAAGCCCAGGAAAAACAGGATGAAAAATTGAGTAGCCATGGTTAGTTATATGCCGAATATGGTTAAGCCTCCGGAAGGGTCACATACCATTGTGAACTTGGCGATGATGTTGAGGTTTTCCATGATCGCCATCGTAATCTCACCCATGTGGGGTAAGAAGGAGAGGCTTTGATGTACTGGTACAACCCTAAAACGGATGGGCACCTCATCGCCAGTGGTAGATATGAGTCTGATTGTCGATGGCCAATCCATCCGTATGGTCTTGCCTATATCCTGCATATCAATATCAAACTTGAGGTGCGCAAAGTCTAATCTTTTCACATCCTCTATACAGAGGTGCATGTTGTATTCGGAGGGCATTCGGTTATAAGACACCAGCCTGATAAGATTAGACTCCTCACTGACAAACTCAAGTCCTACGCATTGAGCACCATGTCTACTCCCTACATTGTCACCTGCTGCTGTTGTCCCAGCAAACACCAGCCCCTTGATCTTTTTAGTTTCTTCTACTCGTTTCATGTCCGTTTCGTTTTGGTGTTGTTCGATTTGACCCTCCTTCTCCATGAGAGGTCGGGGAGTGCGTTGTGGTCGTGATACCCGAGTGCGTGCTTCGACGCGTCCCATTCGGGAGTTGAACTCGGTGAGGCAGTCCACCATGGATTGGTAGACCTCGTTCTGCCCCTTGCAGCAGTCCCGCAGGGTCGCGTGGTCCTCGATCAGTTTAGCGATGTCGGACTTCAGACTGGCGTGCATGCTGTCGGAAAGGCGGATGCGAGAGTGGATAGCCCAAATGAAATAGGCTGCGGTCAGGGCGCATACTATGAGTAGGCCCAGTGTTACGTATGTCATCCGTTAAATCCTTTGATAGGTGTAGCGATGTGTTGGATAGCGAGGAGCAGCGCGTCGCGGTCCTCCTGGTTGGTGGCCCTTTGCTTGTGCTTGGGCAGTGTAAGTCGGTGGTGCTTGCATACCATCAGGAGCTCCTCGTGTGTGATCTTCCCGTTCTTCCCCTTCCACACCTTGCGGAGCGGAGGCTGGCAGATGAGCGGGAACTCGTAGTCGGTGATGAGGTCGCGAAGGATCTCTCCAACCATGGCGCAGCGTCCGACGTTGTAGCCCGTCTTGGCTATTGCCTGAGCTTGCACCTGTCCAACTATGTGTCGGTTGTGTGATGTCCCCCACACATTCTCGAGGACAAAGCGGTAAGAGTAGTCGGTGTCGAGATACTGCTCGTCCACCTCGTTGCGCCATTCCTGGAGCAAGCGTACGATCTTGGGGATTGTCAGCTGCTCCAGGTGGATAGTGCGGTCGGTGATGTTGATGCAAGCCCAGCCCGAGCCCTGAGTGTCAGGGTCGATGCCGATGATCAGCTGCTTCTTTGGGCGGGTGGTTAGGTCGTTGCTCATGGTCTGTACACCTCCTCACTCCCGTAGATACATGTCAGTCGAAATAAGACCGACTCGATGAAGTGTCGTCTGCACGCGTCTTGGTCTTCCAATGGACCTGTAAGAGAACTATTCAATAAGAGTTCGTAGTCCTTGCACCTCAAAGCAAAGTCTACCCTTTCCCCCTGCTTCCATCCTGGAACTTTGCTGAGAGCTATACTCAGATAGGCTTCACAAACTTCATCGAGATGCATGCTCAAGTCGAATTGAACGTAGCCGTCGGAAATAATCATATCGTAATCGAGGACCCTGAAAAGGTCCTCGATTGATATGCCCTTCCCTTCTTTCTTGCTTGCCTCCACAAGATCCAAGAGCTTCTTGGGCGTGCCCTTCTTCAAGCAGATAAGCACCTCATTGTGAAGATCCATAAGTCTCTTCGCTTCCTCCTTGCTCTTTTCACTCATGAATTTGAGGTTGGCGATCATTGTCTTTTTGTCTTCCATGTTCACCTGTTATTAGAATGGCAGATCATCAGCGACTCCCGCTTGTGGCGCGGGTGCTGGTTGTGGTTGCGCAGGGGCGGCAGCTGGAGCGGTGGCTACCTGCTGTGGTGCGGGCGCAGCTTGCTGTGCTCCTGTCTGTGTGATGTTCCACGCCTTGATCTCGGTGTACCATCGTCCGTTGAACTCTCGGCTATCGATGTCGACGGAGACCATCACGTCCTGCCCCACCTGCGGGATCTTAGCTACGTTGTCTCCGAAGAGTGAGATACATACCTTGCGGGGGTATTGCCCACCCTGCTCGAGGATGAACTCCTGCTTTTGCCATGGGTTGCCCGCCTTGGATGTTCCTGTTTGGATTGGGAGGACCTGTACGACCTTCCCACTGATATTCATTTCGCTCATATCGCTGTGTGATTAAAGTGTTGTCTGTTCTGTTACTCTGATGAGGTAGCCTCTACGGACAAGCTCGTCAGGGGATAGATCGAGGAGGCAGTCGGAGGTGTCTGTGCTCGACACGTTGCGCCTTTCCTCTTTCAGGGCATTTGCCTTAGTGAGTCGTCGGTACTTGCCTGCGATAGCTTGATCGTGGAAAGTGCACCCCGACTCTTCCTTGTACTTTCGGATGCACCCCATAAGGCCAAGCTCGGGCGATCGCTCGAGCATCACGATGATCTCGTCGATGATTGACGCTGGGATCACTCCATACCCTGCAGGCTTCCCACCTTGATGCTCGATGTACCTCGGGTGATGCGTCAGCTTGTGGCAGATGTGGTGACGGGAATAGCCGTCGTACCTCTTTGCGGCCATCCTCGATGCGGGTGTGGGTCGCATGCCGCCATCGATCACCAGCTGTAAGGCGTAGTCTACGATCTCCTCGAGAGGTGTGTTTCGCTCGATCATGGTTAAGACTGGCTGATAGGTCGTAGCATCTTGCCCCGTTGCCATCGCTCTTGTATCTCCTTCTCTGCAGCGGAGACGTCGGCCTTGCACTGCTTGAGCTTCTCCGAGAAGTAGGCGTGTACCTTTGGTGTCGTGGATCTACCGATGATTGCAGGGAGTGCTTCGATGTGCACATTGAGGTTGCGGATGCGATCCCGCAGGTCTTTGTCTGTGAGTTCGTCGAAGTTGTTGAAGTTGTAGCAGATGTCTTGCATAAGCGTTTGAGGTTATGACCTCGGCTGTGCTGACGCCAGTCGGTGGTCTGTTGATGATAAGTGGACTATGACGCAGTCGCCCTGGATGCGAGAAGCGGTGCGGTCGTCGTAGAGGTTAGGGCCGCTCAGTGCGTCGGGTGGATAGTTGCTTGTGATGACCATCGGTCGGCTAAGACGCTCTCCGTGCTGGTCGCTACGTCGGCAGATGATTGACGCTATGACGCTTGATCGTGAGCCGTAGTACTGCGCCTCCTTGGGCTCTGCACCGAGGTCTCCGATGTGCAGGACAAAGCGACCTTCGTCGAGGTACTTCCCCGTCTCCTGGTAGTGGGCGGTGTAGTCCCTGGCGTGGGTCTCGCCATGGGTGGCACTGCTCCACAGCAGGGGGAGGTATGCCACGCTCCACTTGTCTCGGTCCCTGTCGTACTTCCAAAAGGGGCGGTGCACCCCGACGATCTCGGAGAGGCGTTGAAGTAGTCGCACCAGCATGGTCTTGCCCGATCCAGTCGGACCCCACACGTACAAACCTCCGAAGGGGTTAGTGCAGGACGGGGAAGCGAGTAGCCAGGCGAGTGCTTTGCGGTATGCCTGGATCTCGTCGGGCGATAGGTCGAAGGCTGGAGTCTCACGTCGTCCCAACTCGAGGAGGACGTCGAACGCGTCGTCGAAGGTGACGGGGTTTCTCATCAGCCGTGGCTCATACCCCTCGAAGGTGACAGGGTCGAGCGTTGCAAGCAGTTCTTCTTTCGTGAATGGCATTGTGTCGTTGTGTTAGTCGGGATAGTTAGCGTACTTCTCGGGGAAGTTGCGTTTGAGTACCGCTCGGTTGTCGTGGTCAAGAGCCAGCCACTTAGCCATGTCATCCTGTGGCGTGCTCGGTGGCGCGCTTCGCTCAGGGTGGTATTCGGCATTGGTGTAGGTTGGTCGAGATTGCGAAGCTCGGGGGAATAGCGACTGCCGTTTGGCGTCCTCTTCCTTCTGACGCTTGTGCCAGGTGACCAGCGCGCTCTTCCAGCTCTTCATCTTGTTAGGGCCAACGCGCCAGCCGTTGCTCTCGTAGTGGGCTATGAACCTCTCGGGGTCTACTGCATAGCCTAACCTCTCTACCTCGTCTCTGACTTCATCCAGGGAGGGAGGGGAAAAGCGCGTCGCTTTTTCCCCCTCTCTCTCTAAGTCTTCTTGTCTTATAGTCTTGGGGGCTTTGCCCCCCCTATTATCCCCCCCATTGACCTTACTTTTTTGGGGGTCTACCTTACTTCTACCTTCCTCGCTACCTTCCTCTACCTTACTTTCTACCTTGGTCGTACCTTCCTTTACCTTACTCTCTACCTTACTTCTACCTTCCTCTACCTTGGTGTCTACCTTACTTTCTACCTTACTTTTACCTTGGTCTACCTTACTTGTACCTTCCTCTGTACCTTCCTTTACCTTGGTGCTACCTTCCTCGCTACCTTCCTCTACCTTACTTTCTACCTTGGTCGGTCTGTACTTTCTACCACCCTTCGCCATGCGTTCGCGGGCCTCGGGAGATAGCTGTCGCTTAGCTCGGTAGGCTGCTGGTTCGTCGCTTGGGGCTTCCTCGGTGTGACTCTTCTTGATGACCCCCTCGTGGAAGTCTCGGAAGAGTCGTCGTGAGTAGAAGTATTCGCGGTCATCATCACCCATCTCGATGACGAAGAGATCGAAGTCATGTATGATCGACCATATCATGGAGTACTTCTTCGTGTGGATGAGTGCGGCTACGTAGTACTCGTCGAATTGCATTCGAGGCTCTTTGCCTTCGTCTGCTGATAGCTGGCTGAGGAGCTCAATGATGAGCCAGTAGTTGCCATAGCCCTCCGCGCCATGTACCGCCATGAGTCGTCGGAGCTTTAGGTCTAAGCTGGCATGAATATCGTGGCGAAAATATCTGTCGGAGCACATACACATTGTATATATGAGGTGTTACTATTTACGTCTCATCTTCTCGGCTCTCTTTTTGAGGTCGTTGAAGATCGTCGTGTCGAGGATTATTGTTGAGCGTCCTTCCTGGGTGAAGGCTTCGGGATAGTCTTTGATGCGTTGTCTGAGTGTAGCTGAGTTGCGTATGCCGAGATACGCCATCACTTCCTTGCGTCCGCTGATGGTGCGATGCTGTGGCTCTTGTCGATGCCTCAGCTCTTCTCTGAGTGTCTCAGCTCCCTCTCGCATTGCATTCATGATGAGCTGCCGTAGATCTTCGGGCGTCATCTGAATGGTGACGGGTGTGTAGGTCTGTGTCGTTGGCATATCAGAATGGAGTCTTGTTGATCTCTATTGTCATGTCGGGTGCTGCTATCATCGTGGGCAGCCCCGTCGCCTCTTCGATTGATTGGCGGCAACGCTCTGCATTGGTGTTGCCTGCGGAGAGGTGTATGAGCAGTATCTGTCGTGAGGTGGTCAGGTCATTTGCCCGGAGCGTCCGTAAGCAAGTGCCGTAACTCATGTGCGATCTTGTCGTGCGGTGGTACTGCGCTGGGTGGATAGCCCCTGATGCGAGTCGCTCCTTGATGAGGTCCTCGCTGTAGTTGCATTCGATGAGCCAGTGCGTCACCTTGGGGAAGCGGTATTTAAGTAGGTATGAGTCGGTGAGGAATAGCAGCCTACCCATTTCTTCGTGCTCGATGAGGAAGCCCAGGGGCTCCTCTGCGTCGTGCTCTACGTCGAAGGGAAGGACCGAGAAGCTACCGATCTTCACTGCTCGCTTGCTCGTCAGTATTTGGAGCATAGGGTCGTCACCGAGCTGTAAAGCGTTGGCCGTCCCCCTGGAGCAGTAAAGCGGTACTCTTCGGCTGGTGACCCAGCGGGCCTCACGGGCATGGTCTCCGTGCTCGTGCGATAGGAGGCAACCCGCGAGGTGCTGTAGGTCGAAGTCCAGGGACTGGAGTAGCTGCTGCTTCTTGACTCCGCATTCGATGAGGAGCGTTTCCCCTGACGACGTACGAAGTATGTAGGCATTGCCTGCGCTACTCGATCCGAGGACTGAGAGAGTCATATTAGAATGGTGCTTTTACTTGTTCTTCCTTGGGATTGCCTTCTGCCTTTGCTTCGGAAGCTGGTGGCGTGGTAGGCGTTGCCGTGGGTGGCTCGTAGATCTCGCCCGTCTCTCCGTCGAAGTCGAGGGGCTCGCTTGCGGTCTTGCTCTCGATCTCGTGAGCGACTTTGTTTGTCACATCCTCCACAGAGTCGTATTCGTCGCGGTCTACATAGTGTGCTTCGCCTCGCTCATCGATGACAGCTTGGTCGCTCTTGATAGCGTTCTGCATCTCTACTGAGAGTGGAGCGTACTTACTTAGCAGGAGCTTCAGTACGGTCTTCTTCGCCATAGCGTCAAAGTCCGTTGTCCACTTGCTGGAGGACTTCACCCAAGCCTTCGTGCTCTTGTAGGTCTCGGAGTATCGGAGGGCGTGGGCCTCGACTTCGTCACGTGTCATATATAGGCACTTCGAGAAGCCGTTGGTTAGGCGGAAGTAAGCGACGTAGCCTATGATGGGTAGCGTCTCTCGGTTGGGCTTGGCTACGAAGCGGGTCTCCCCTGTGAGGAGGTCGAAGTCTTGAAGTTCACCCTCCCTGACTTCGGTGACATTGATCGCTTGGAACTGGCCGCTTCGGATGGCAAGCTGTATGAAGCCCTTGTATCCCAGCTGGAACTGCGCCTGTGCTGTGCCGTTCTTTCGGTTGTAAGGGATGACGTAGGCAAAGCCGAGGTTTGGATCGAGTGGCAGATCAAGGGCGGTCGCCTTGATCCCTGCATGGATGATCGTCAGCGGGTCGCAGGCTTGTAGCCCCGTGCTGTTTGCCACCAGTGCTGTGATATTGTTTACGAAAGAGGACTTCTTCGCAGAGAGCACCTGCTGGAGGTAGTCCTGGGTGCGCTGGTCAGCGAGGATCAGGTTGAAGCCCTTGAGCGTGTTGGCTTGGGGCTGTGCTGGCGCGCTGGCCGTTGGTTGGATTGTCTGTGGTGTCATGTTGTCTTAATTGATATGTGTGACGTTTAACTCCTTGTCGTCGGAGACTCGGAGGAGAATGATCTGTGATGTGAGGTCTTCGGGGAGCGTCTGTATGCTCTCGCTGTTGTCTACGAAGACGGGTGCGCATACCTGGTGGTGCTCGCTGAGTACTCGGATAATCTCGAGCCCTGCTGTGATGCGGCTTGCGGTGTTGGCAGCCGTAATGGGGACTCCGTTTACCAGCGGCTGGCAGGTCTCTGTGGGGAACTCTCGGTTCTTGTCATCGATGGTGTACTCGAAGAGTCGGAAGGTCACGCCACGGAAGCGTGAGTTGATCACTCGCTCGCACTCCTCTACCTGGTGCAGTGCCAGGCGGGTGGCTTCGTACTCCTCCTTCTCTGCGTCGGCTATCTGCTGTGCGATTGCCTTGGCTTCATCCTCGAGGATCTTGATGCGGTCTGTGTAGTCGTCCCACTGATCCTGTGAGGCGAGGAGCTTCTTGATCTCGTCGCGTCGGTCGGAGAGCTTCTTGCGCTTGGCTGTGTATGCTTCGGTGCTGTCGGTCTCGATCGTTGCGTTGTCGGCTTGCTTGAGTAGCTCCTGGATCTGCTCCTCGAGTTCGTTGTAGCCTGGGAGCTGCTCAGCTGGTGTGGGCTTTACTGCTTCCTCTTCGGGGAGATCGAGGAGCTCGGCTTGCTGCTTGATGAGTAACGCATTCAGCTTGTCGGCTTCCTCCTCTCGCTGTAAGATGAGAGCGACGCAGTTGTCGGTAGATGCTTCGCACTGGGTGAGCTGCTCTTTGAGAGCCGCTCCGCTTTGTGCGAGTGCGTCGAGTCGTGCTTTCTTCTCGCTCTGCCATACTGCCTCAGCCTTTGCGATCTGCTCGTCGGGGAGTTGTTGGTGGCAGTGTGGGCAGGTGGTCTCACCATTATATATGGTAGCGTGTAGTGTCATCCACTCTTCGCGCTTGGTGAGCACCTCGGCATTGAGCTTTACTTTATTTCCTGCGAGCACTTCGCGCTTCGCATTGAGTGAGGTTGCCTCACTCTTGGCTCGCTCGATGAGCTGCTTCGTCTCGTCGATCTTGTGCTGGAGCTCTCGACGATGTGCGCCTCGCTGGTAGGTCTCTTCGTCGGCTCGCTTGTGCTCCTCGGCAATGAGCTGACGCTGCTTGCTTCGGAGCTCCTGGATCTTGGCCTCTCGCTCGCTGGCCTCCTTATCCTGCTTGCGCAGTCGCTCGGAGCTGCTGGCGATTGCCTTATCTATATCGGTAAGCTCAGCTTCGATACCAGCAAGCTCAGGCTCGAGCGTCTTGCGGTCCTGCCATTGTGGTAGCAGGATGCGCGTCTGATCGATCTTCGGCTGAATCTTGGCTGCGTCCTCCTTGAGCTTCTTCTTGCGAGCCGCAATGCGTCGGCGGAAGTCTGCCAGGCTCTTACCATTGAGCTTGTCTACCAGCCCCTCCCATTCGGGAGAGGAGGCTGCGATCTCTTCGATGCTTGGCGTGTGTGCCACGTCGAAGAGGATAGCGCGCTGGTCCTCCCACTTCAAGGAGGCGAAGAACTCGGGGTTGGTCAGTAGTTTGAATGTCGTCTCGTCGATGAGAGCGGAGAGACGCTTGCCAAACTCCGTGACGCTGACGGGGACGTCGTCCCAGTAGCAGTCGGTGTGGTGGCCTCGGAACACTTCCTCGGCTTGTCCGCGAGGCTTGACCCACTCCCCGACGCAAGCACGTCGGAGGGTGAGGGGCTCGCCCTCTACGGGGGGGGTTACGGGGACATTGCAGGGGGCTTTGTGCGTGGGGTGGCGCG